CCGGCGGTGGCCGCCTCGCCCTTGCCAGCTCCCGTGAACGAGCCCGCTGCTTTCCCCTTAGCGAGTGCCCCGAGCTTGCCCATGCCGTAGCCGGTCACGCCACCCTTGCCCGCCCCGCCAACGTCTAGCCCGATTCCGCTCTTCCCCTCACGATCCAGCCCGCCCATCGCCGCGCCAACGGCAGCGCCAAGCGCGGGGTTGACCATGCCAGCGGTGAAGGTGGCGATTGGCTTGATGTACTTCTTTCCTCGATCCCACAGCCCAGCAATACCACCACGCTTCCGTGCCATGTTCGTATCTCCCGTGTCCCGTGAAAGTTAGCTAGGGTCGCAAGCTGCGCCATTGGGTGCCGTCGTCGTACCATAACTCAAACTCAGTCGCCCCGAACGGCGTGACCCAGAGACGACCGGCGACGCCAAACGCGGGGCGGCTGGCGAGATCAGACGACTGTACGTGAATCGTTTCGTCCGCATCGTGGGCGTTCAGCGCCGACCGCAGCACGTTATCGTTCCCGCGCACCACGTTCGCGTTCACGGGCTGCGTGGAGCGCACGGGAGACTGAAACGGTTGCGTCTGGTGCGAGGAGACGGTGGCCATTAGGTCCAGCGTTCCAAACGGATGTAGTAGTCCACGCCGTTCGACTTCACCTTGAGGAACAAATCATCCTGCCCGCTATTGTACGACGAAAGGCTTAACGGCCCAGTGATTGACCACCCGTTCGGGTTGCCGTTATTCTGGATGCGAAACCCGGACCCGGACGGCACCTCTAGCATTTCACTGAAACTGTTCGCAAGCGTGATGACCGATGTATTCGATGCGGCCCCGGCCAGCGCCGCCGACTGGACGCTCGACAGCCCGGTCAGCGACGTGGGGATTCGCGCCATCGGCACCGTGCCGCTCGCCAAGTTGCTCGCGTTTAGCGCCGTAATATTGCTGCCGTTAATTGCGGCAGCGGTGCCCGTCAGATTTGCGGCAGGGATGTTCGTCAGGCTGGCACCTGAGCCACTGAACTCCGTAGCGGTCACCGTCCCGCTGATGTTGGCACCACCCGATGCAACGGTGAGGCCGGTGATGCCACCAAGCGTACCCGTAATGGTGGAGTTGCCGGTAATTGCCGCCCCGCCGCCAGAAACCGTCAACCCCGTCGTTGTGATCGTCAACCCGGCGCTGACCTTCGCCGCGCCCGTTACATCCAGCGCCACGGTCGGGCTGGCTGTATTCACGCCTACCCGGTCGTTCGTGTGATCGACGACCAGCGTGTCGCCGTCGAACGTGGCGCCATTCGTCACAGCCAACGTATCCACCGTCGCGGTTCCACTGTTCGGCACGTAGTCGATTTCTTCCCACGCGGCGCCGGTATCGTACCAGAGCTTGACGCTGCCCGTATCCGTCGTGATCCACTTGCGCCCTTCGGTGCCCGCTGCGGGGCGTGACGCCAAGGCCGACGACTGGACGTGGATGCCGCTATCGCTATCGTGCGTCACATACGCCGAGCGCAGTGTGTTGTCGTTGCCCTTCACAATCGTCGCGTCCAGCGCATCACCGTTCGACGGGTTGCTGAACGCGGCCACGCCATGTGAGCCGACCGTGGTTGCCATCAGCGCCTCCCGAGCGCAAAGGTGTCCAACTCGAAGCGACTGAACACCGGGAGTCCGGTGCCGGAGTCGATAATCTGTACGTCAAAGTGGTACCCCGTGCCCCACATCGGGACACGGTAGTTCTGCGAACTCGCGCCCGCATACGCGCCAACACCCCACGTGCCACTGCCCCACACGCCGCCCGTAGATGGCGGCAAGGCATACGAGGCGGCATCGGTGGCGCTGGCCCATGCCACGCTGGTTGAGGACGAGCCCGACAGCTTGGCCGTCAGGTAGCCCCACCGCAGCGCCTTGGCTTCCGCGTCCCCGCCATCCCCGTCTCGCGTGAAGCAGTAGAAGCGGTGGAACTGGACAAGCATATCGACGTTCGTTCCGCCCGTCCCGTTCGCGCTCACATTGTCCATGTTCGTACTTGGCGCATCGCAGACACTCAGCCACCCGTCCGTATCCCCTCGGATCAGCACGGGCAAGCCAGCCGCGTCCAGCGTCTCAAAGAGCGCCGTGGTGTTCTCGTAGGCGCCCGTGAACGGCCCCGCCCAGGCGTTCAGGATCGTGTGGTACACGTACACGCCGACTGTGGGGATCGAGAACCAGACCTCCCGCGTCTGCCGATTCCACCCCGTCCGGATCGTGTCGAACTGCGAGACCGACAGCGTGCGGAGAATTGGCAGCAGCGGGTCGGGCATCTCCTTTGTCCCCACGGGCGCGACGTCGCTTTCGTTGCAGCGGTACACGCCCCGCTCGCTCACGAAGTACGCCAGATTGCCGACACTGACGATGCTGTGCTTGGCAATCGTGCCCACATCGCTTGTCACGCCTTCCGGGTCTACGGTAATGTCGTCCTGGCCAAACCCCGTCAGCCGCGAGATACCGCGCCGATGAAAGATCAAGAGCGACGTGTTCACCGACGCCAACCCAACGACCGTTTCGTCGCCAAACGTGCGAACTACAATCTGCCCGCCGTTGTTGGCGCCGTCGCCCAACGTATCGCCGTCGTTCAGCGCCGAGTAGAAGATCGAGTCCGGGAAACTCGCGTTCCCGCCACCCCAGAGGCGTTCATTGTGGACGACGATAGCCTCACACGTGGCAGTCCCGGCCAAGTTCGTCGTGAGTGTCGTGCCGTCCCATCGGTTGAGGGCACCGCCGTCCGCAATGTACACCACGTCGTTTGTGCCGTCTCGGAACTGCGCGAACGTCGGCGTCACACTCGTTGAGAGCGACCCGGACTCGGCGGTGAAGGTGATCGGGAACGAGCCATAGGTGGCCGTCCGCAGCACGCCGTTCGAGACCGCCAGCATCTCTTGCGTCCCGCCATCCTTGCGCCACGTATACCCGTTCTGGATCGCGTGGGCGCTCAAGACGGCGCTCGTAATGCGCTGCGTCCCACCACGCTTCGTGACGGCGCCGTAGTCGGTCAGGCGCGCATTGATCGTCTTGCGGAGCTGGCGATCACTGACGAGGATATCGTCGCTGACGGTGTTGAGCCCACCGTCCATTGACGGCTGTACGTCGGTGCGGCGCTCACGCATCAGCCAGCCCAGTCGTACTTCGTATCCGGATACGCCATCAGCGTTGGCTGGATCGACCGGCGCCGAATGTCGTTCAGCATCGTCGCCCGTTCGCTTTCCGCCAAGGCCCGCAATTGCGCTGCCGCTCCCGATTCCGCCCCGCCCTTCAAGAGCAATTGCGCCGCACTGATCCACACCAGGATGGAGTGGTTGTTCTGGGGGAACTCGACCGTGCTGTTATCGCTCGCGAAGTCCAGGAGCGCCGTGGGCTTGTAGTTCACGCTGACCGTCAGCGCCTCACTCGCCACGGGGAGGACTTGCAGCGTCTCGCCAACGAGGTAGAAAAGTTTCTCGTAAACGTTCTGGTAGTTCGCAGTCGTGCCCAATGGTACGTCCTGAAAGCGCGTCTCCCGGTACACCACGTTTCCGTTGGTGACCGAGAGAATACGGTACCAGTTCTGGGCGCTATCGCCAGACCCGCCGTTCAAGGCGCTGTACGGGACTTGCCCGTTACTGTCGCTAGTGACGCTGCGCTGTGCAAACCGGAAGTAGGGGGCCGCATTCAGGATTTCGCTCCATTCCGCGTCGAACACCGAGTTGGCGACCGCTTTAATAAACGTGTCGCTCCACCGCTGCGACCCGACGCTATCCATGTACTCACGGATATCCGTGACCAACTGCCCACGACTGACGAGCGCCATACGACCCTCGGGTTAACGGCGCTTAGGGCGCGTGATCTTCGGGAGACTATGGCTCGGGTCGCGCTGGTCCAGCACCTCACCGAGCACCTTATCTGCGGCGTCCGATACGACGGACTTATTGAAGTGCTCCACGCGGTTCGCCACCTCGCGGACCTTCTCGACCGGGTACTGCCGGAACACGCGCTCCAAGTAAGCAGGCGCTTCCTGCACGCTACAGTCACGCGGGATATACCCGATGATATCGAAGCTGCGCTCTGGGTCGAGCACCTGACTCTGCACGTCACCGAAGCGCAGGTCGGTCTCGTCCCACCGCATACAGACCGCCCACACCGCGTCAGCGGCCTGCACATGGCGCAGGAACAGGCGGGGATGGACCTGCCCAAGACGCCGCTGCAAATCAGACGGCGCCTCGGGACGGCCCTTGTCGTTCAACACGACGTTGGACATGGGACTCAGTTGAGGACGAAGACTTCGACGTGGACCATGAGGTCCACCTGGGCCGTGCCCACGGTGTTGTTCGTCGTCACGACAAAGCGCAGCGTATCGCCCGTGTCGAGCGTGCGCTGGGCATCCGTCAGCGAGGAGAGGAGCGTGACCGCCGTGCCTTCGTGCGCCGTCAGCGCCTCAAGGTCAACATTCCCCGTCAGCGCCACCGCCGTGTTCGCGGACGCATCGTACTTCTGCAACACGCCAAGAATCGTGCCGTCGGCCGAGCCAGGCACCGTCCCCGCCGCGACCACC